CGGGTCGGATACAAATTCGGAGAGCTGTGAGTCCATGTAACCCATGGGGTCACGATGAAGTTCGACGAGTGCATCGTTGCGGTTCTTGGACCCGAAAAGATCGAGGTCTTGAGGAGCCCAAGTAGGACCGGCAACCTTTGCTGGCGGAGCCTTGCTGGCGACATAAGCCGCAGCGGCCTCTGCGTCCGAATAGTTGCCCGTGGCCTTCATGCGGTCGATCATCTGATTGAAGCCTTCTTCAGTCAGATTGTAATCGCGCCGAGCCTTTTCGAGCTGCTCTTCGAGCTTGACCTTGACGCGCTCATCTTCAGCGGCGCGCTTTTCCTCAATGCGCTCTTCGAGAAGCTTTTCATACTTCTCTTCCATCGCCTTGAGCTTATTTAGATGCGGTTCGATGATCGGCGACATAACGTCGTCGGTCGTCTTGATGTCGTTCCATTTGGCCTTGGCGGCCTGCTGAATTTTCTTGCCGACTTCACCGTCATTCCAAAGAGCGTCGATCAGCTCTTTGGAACGATGCAGGGCAATCTGTTCGGGGGTCATGGTCATGGTTTACTCACGACCCTTGGGAGCGGTCGAACCATTCTTGCCCTTGCCGCGCGAAGCGTCGCCGCCAACGTGCTCAAGGCTGTTGATATGATTGGTGCCGTTCGTAGGAAGGCCGGACTTGCGCGCGCCAATCCCCATCACAGGGAAATCGACGTAGTGCATCACGGCATCGTCCTGCTTGACATCATTCACGTAAGCGACCGGAACTTTTCCCTGTGCCATGGTATTCTCCTATGCGCCCATCGGCGGTGTTGGTGGGGGCGGAGCGCCTGCGCCGCCCGGCATCATGCCAGCCATGTTAGGCTGTGTCTTGGCGGCACGCGCCAATTCCATAAGCTGCTGGATCGCGCCCATCTGGTCGCCACCACTAGCGCCTTCTTTTTCGAGATGCTTGCCGATGTCTGCAACAGCCTTCAACACCGATTGGTGGAGAGCCGAGCCCATGGGCAATTGGGGGAGCGCCTTTTGCAGCGACTCAAGACCCACTTTAAGGGCCGCCATACCTTGCTGAGAAGAACCCGCCATAGGACCGGGCATCGTAGCCGGACCCGCGCCGCCCATCGGGGGCATTGCGCCGGGAAGGCCGGGACCAGCAGGTCCGCCGGGCATTGGCATAGGAGGCATAGCCATAATCTACACTCGCTGGATTAGAGCAGGTTAGCGGCAGCTGCGGCGCTTGGAACGATAAGCCATGATCAAACTCCTTTAGAAGGGTAAAAACGGAGACCTTGCGGTCCCCGTTTTCTAAAGCCGAATCTTACTTGCGGCCCTTGCGGTGCATCTTACGGCCACGCTTGTCGATGGAGATTTCGAAAGGAAGAGCGTTCATGTTAAACTCCTATTGCTGGGGACGTTGAGAGAGCTTACCATCTCAACAGACACAGCTTACGGTGGCTGTAGAAGCCGTGTCAAGGCGCAAACACGTAAAGTCGTGCTTTATCAATACGATAGGATGGGATGACATGCACATACCTACACGCGATCTTGAAGGTTTCGCCCGAAATTTAGCAAATATCTGTATGTCGTCTCGCCCCTCACGGCAAAATCGCGGGGCATTTTTTCAGTCCTATGCAACCGCTGGATCGGCGGACGCTTCTGCGCCAGCAATGTTCAACAAAACTTACGCCGCATTAGATGACCTTGAGTCGTTGCTTTTCTCGCCGGTCGCGCTGCGCTTCGCCATCACCGACCCTGATCTGCCCAACATCGTCAACGAATCAAAGCACCGCGTGGCGGCGGCGCGCATCAGAAAGTATTGCCGCCAAACCGATTCCGACAATTTGATCTCGCAAGCCGTTGGCATCTCTCTACGAAAAGGCTTGGGTCTGATCAAAACCAACGTCGTCAACAAAGAGTTCTCGTGCCAGTTGGTGCAGCCTGAAAACTTTGGCGTCTTGCACGAAAATCACTGCAAGCTTGATTCTGATATGGAAGCTTTTGCGCACCGCATGTTGATCACGCCTGCGCAGTTCCGAAACCTGATCAAAGGCCGCCCGGACGAAGCTGATTTGAAAGAACGCGCCAAGTCGCACATGCAGGGCCTGCGCGGCGGCATGAGCGATGCGTCAGGTTCCGCCATGAACATCGTCACCGGCGGCCTCTATCCTTTCCAAGCTGGCGGCAGTGGTATGCCCAATCAAAGCCGGGGTATTGTGGACTGGATGTCGCAACCCAAAGCCAGCATTGACCCGACGGTCGAATCATCCATGCTGGAAATGGACGAGCTCTGGGTGTGGGATGACAAACGCGGCGACTGGGCGACGTTCCAGATCATCGGCGATGACATCCTGATTGGCGGCAAGTACCAGATCACGAGCGCCTTTTCCTACAACACGCAGGCGCGGCAGACCGATCCTACGCTCAAGGGCAATCACCCTTTCAGCCTATTCTGCGCCAATCCTGTGCCTGAATATTTCTGGGGCGCCTCTGAAATTACACGTCTGATCTTGCTGCAAGAAGCCATCAATTCGCGCATCACTGGCATCAACAAGATGCTGCGCAAGCAAGAAGAACCCGCCACCAAGTTCGTGGGTTCCACCGGCGTCAATCAGCAAGCTTTGTCGCGTTTCAACAAGCCGGGCGGGTATTGGACCGACTCCAACCCCAACGCCAAGATCGAGCGCGACAACGTGCAAATCCCCGAAGCCCTCTGGCATTCGCTGCACGAATACGAGCGCATGTTCGACGAGATGATGGGCTTGCCGCCCATCGCCAAGGGCCAAGGCGAACAAGGCGTGCGCTCCGGCGCTCATGCCGACACACTGATCCGCATGTTCTCGCCACGCTTCAAAGACCGCGCCTTGCTGGTCGAGCGCGACGTCGAGAAATTTGGCGCTCTGATGCTCGACCTCGCCCGCGCCCACATTGACCAGAAGATGATTGCTTGGGTGCCCAAGGAATCCGCCGGGTTCGAAGACAGTTCATCGCCGGGTGAAGAAGCCCTGTTGATCCCGCCCGCCAAGGGCTTGGTCCCCGTGACGTTCACCTTCGCCGATCTGCCCGACGACGTGTCGCTGACCGTGGACTCCCATTCCTCGTCGCCTGCCTTCTCGCAGGACGCCAAGGAGCTGGCCTTCAACCTCCAGCGCATCGGCGCTATGTCGCCAGCCGAGCTGGTCGATCATGTGGACGTCAGCGATCCCGACGAGCTGCGCGCTGGCATCATGCGGCGCGAAATCGCCCGCGCCGAAGCGGCGGCGAAAGAACAAGAGCTCAAGGCGCAGACCCACAAAAAGAAGTAAGGGGCCGAAGCCCCTTATTTTTTACCCGTTGGTTCCGTCCGCATCACCCGCAACGGCGATTGGCCGTTGCGGACATCGGGCAGTTGAATGGACCCGGGGTTCAATGACGTATTGCGGAAAGCCCCTGCAATGGCGCGACGCCCCAGCGCCTCCGCCTGCTTTGAGTTGATCCCCGCCGCCCGCAAGCCACCGCCGCCAAAATAGTTGTCCGCCAGCGTCTGTTGCTGGCCGGGCAGTTTCGGCGCTACAGACTCGCCGTGACGGATGTTGTCTTTCAGGTCCGTCATCTTGTAATCTTCCATGACGATCCGCGCCGTCTCGTCCACGGCCTTGACGACAACCTTGTCGCCGATCTGCCCGGGGCCGCGACCTTCCTCGACCATGCGCTGAAGGTTCTCAATCTGCTTCTTCAGCGACGCCAGCTCTTGCTTCGCCAGACAAGACTTGCTGGGGCAAGGCGGGTCTTTGATCGGCACAGCCTTGTACGTGCGGCTGTACTCATGCCCGCACAGCTCGCACTGATACCTGATCTTGTACTTGGTGGGTTCCAAGAAACTTTCCGACTTATCCATGTCGATCCCCAGTGTGAGCGTCATGTCAATCTTCCATCTTCTTGTACCCAAGGGGCTCGAACTCAATTCGCTGGCCGCCAGCGTTGTGCCGCGCCCAATAGGCCTCGTGGACCCATTTCACATTGATGGCGTCATAGGCCCGTGTGGTGCGCCATGTGGCCGGGTGCGCGTCAACGCCGTTCGCCGTCAACCACACGGGCTGTCCATCGTACGGAAAATCAGGACCGACCTCCGGCAGGGGCGCCCAATCCTTAGGGATGACGGTCGCCTCGATGACGGGCGCCGCATCAAACAAAGCGTCCTCAACCTTCGCCTTGAACTGAACGTCTGATCTTCTCATAGCCCGTACTCCGATTGCCATGTTTCAGGCTCGACTTCATTGTCCGCCTGCTCTTGCATCGTTCTCAAGTAGTTGAAAACAATACGGTTCACCGTTGTGGAGGCGCTGGGTTTCTCGCCTTTTTGGGCCGACGTTACGGCCTCATAGGTCAATCCCTGCCCCATCATATCCTTCTGCGTCCAGTCCTTCCACGCCCGCACCGCGAAGGCCATGGCGAAAACGCGATCATCCTTGCAGTTCTCGTCCCGCGACTCCGGCGCACCAATGTGCCCGTCCTCGACGACGATCAACGACATCTCGTTCAACAACGACCGCGACTTGATCTCCAACTCCCGCGACACATAGCAGCCGCGCAGTTGGTGCATCAGCACGGATTGGGTGGACCACGAGGTCGCAAACCCAATTACATAGCCAGCGCCCATCGAATCAGGGCGCTTGTACAGATACATGCGGGCGTGCGCCGCAGCGTCTTGCCAGCCGCGCGCCTCGACCTTCTTGGCGTTGTTCTCCAACGACAACAGTTGCCGCAGGTGATCGAACTCCCCCAGCACCAACGCCCCCGGCCCCCCGACTTCCGGATTGACCAAGCAATCCACATAAGCCGACGACAGATGAAACAGCACCCATGCGGCGTGCTTGGCTTCGACATCCGCCGTGCAATACTCCGCAACCTGCACAACTTTGTCGGCGTAGCACCGCCACACCGAGATCACATGGTGGTCTTTGTGGTCATTTCGGCCATAGGCCGGGTCCATGCCGATGACATACTTGCCGTTATCGACCGGTTCTTCCCAGACCTTCAGCTCAATCTCTTCGGGCGAATCAATGCCCGGTTTCAGCTCGATCATCTTGAAGTTGAAGAAATCGCCGTCAACCTCGTACCGGTAAGCCTTGTACCGAATGTTCTCTTCTTCCAACCGCTTCATATCAGCGGTGATCACCCGTGTCTGAAAGAACGAATACCCAGTCTGAACAAAGGCTTGCTCCGCCGTCCAAGGTTGGTTCTGATCCAGCAACGCCTGTTCAGCGCCAGCCGATTCGGTCTTCCACCGTATCCACGCCAATTGCTCCGCCGTCACCTTGTGACCGTAGAGCTCCCTGACCTGATCCATCATCTCCCGCTCTTCGAACTCCGGCGGGTGCAGACCGTGTTGAAGAAAGCGTGGGTCTTTGCGTGCAATCTTGTTTGTGTCGCCCGCCCACCAACCGACGAAGAACGACCGCGCCGTCAGCGGGTCATTGATCCCATCGACATAACGGGTTCGCCAGTGGTTGAAGCCTTTTGCCGTGCTCTCATAAATGAACAGCCGGTTCGGGTTCGTTTGCGCAAACCCTTCTTCCAGCGACTTCAAACCTTCCGCCGAGCCGTAGGCCGCAACCTCCGTCAAATGCCCGAAGGCATAGCCGACGCCCTCGCCCCATGACGTGCCTTTGTCTTTGGTGCCAGCGACCAACAGGTCGAGACGTGCGCCGTTGGAGAATTGCAGCATTTGCCGGTTGGAGCGCACGATCTTGAACGTGTCGCCGAAGTATCCTTCGGGAAACGATTCAACATACTTCTCCAACAACATGCGGTTGGCTTCGCGGTTCTTCTCGGTGTCCGTCACCAAACACCCAATGATGTTTGGGTGCAGGGCCATCCAGAACACGTCAATCGCCAGCGAAACTGTGGTCACGCCCAACTGGCGCGACTTCAGGCAATAAAACTTATGGATGTCCTGATCGAGCCCAGAGCCGACCTCTTGAATGAAGCGCCTTTGGCTTTCCCACAATTCCAATTTTGCGCCGCGCTCGTCCTGCGACGTGGACTCCTTCGACGATATGCGAATATCGCCGATGAAATCTTGAAACAGTTTCAGCCATTTAGATGCTTTGATAGCCATCACAGACCATTGTTGGTGCGCCAGCTCTTCATGGCGTATTTGTCTTCAGCGGACATCTCATTGAACAACTCGTACTGCGGCTCGTCTTCCGCAGCGGGCTCTTCGCTGGGCGTTTCTTCAGTCTTGATTTCAAAAACGCTCACAAGCGGCGCCAGCTTGAACTCCAACTGAAAGCCCAGCGCCCTTGCGAAATCTTCCACCATCTCAATGGTTGGCGACCGCTGCGACCACATTTGGACCACGCGGTCACAGCGGTCGATTGTTTTCTGCATGTCCATCTGTCGTCTCCCGGTCCAGTCCCAGCTCAATAAAACGCCGTGCGGCTTCGGTATGAGACACCTGCACCGTCACGGCGTAATTCTTCAACCGCTCCAAAAAGTGTGACGACACGGGAACCGTTACCTTTTCCCGTTTGGCGTCTTCTTTTCGTTTGTAAATCCGGGGCATCAGCCCTTCTTCTTCCGCTTCGACGGATGTGCAAAAGCGCCAAGATTGGCAAGGCGATTGTACGCAGTTTTGGTTTCCGCCGCCTTGGGCGCGACCGCCGTGGCGGCAGTCTTGACTGTGGGCTCTGCGCCAAGCTTCGAGAAAGACTTCACTGGCGTCTTGGCGCCAATCTCTTTGGGGGTAGCCATTTTCGCCATGGTCACTTCCCCTTCTTCTTGGCTGTGCGTTGCGTTTCCTTGGCGATGGCGACCGCTTGTTTCTGGGGCCGACCTTCCTTTACCAGCTCGCTAATGTTCTTGCTGACGTCCTTTTCGGACGAGGTTTTCTTGAGCGGCATATCAGCCTCCGTGGTTTCTGCGCCGACGGGGCCTGTCGGCGTCAGCATCGAACAGTCTTTCGGGGTCTGTGGCAAGGGGCTGTGCAGCGACATCGGTTGATGGTTCAGTCTGTCCAACAGGTCCGTCCAGATTTTCAGGGACGGACGTTGGCGAGGCGGCCAGTTGGGCGGCTTTACTTTGCTCAAGTCCCACTTCATCGGCGCTCCCGCTCGTTTGATCGACAGGTGCCCGGTGCTTTTCCACAAGCCGCACCAAGATCGAGGATAGCATTCCGACGCTGGCTCTAAACGAGGAAATGCTGTCCTTGGTCCGGTGGTTCATGGGGATTTCCCACACCGGGCACTCTGCCGCTTTCTTCAACTCCCCAGCAAGGTCGTTCAAGAAACTCTCAAACTGCTTATCCATTTGGAACCCTCAAGTTGATACGACCGTATCAGATCAAATCGGCAATGACAAGTTGTCTCTGCGTTAATCAAACAGTCCGATTTTTCGAAGTGTTTTTCCGTGTTCCGCCAGATGGTGCTCTTTGCACAGCCACTGGACCTCCAACGGTTTTGAATAATCTGGGTGGTGCGCCTCTACATCGGCATTGCCACAGACGGCGCACGGGCCTCGAATTAATTTGCCTCTGGCTATGGCGCGGCGCGTCATGGACCGAGCTGTCCGCTTTTCCGGGTCCATGTCATGCCAACGTTGACGGCGACGTTTTTTGCGTTCGTCTTCCGTCAAGATCACTTGGTCTCCCCAACCTTCACGCGCTTTACGTCGGGCGTATTTGTTGGCTTCAATTTCCTGCTGTCGCTCCGGATTGTCGAGTGCCCATTGGCGGCGTTTTTCAGTGTGGTAGCCGGGGTGCGCTTCTGCCCAAGCTTTTCGGTACGCAGCTTTACACGCAGGGCAGTATCCCTTCGTCTCAGAAATAGCGTCGCAAGTTTTGGCTGAACATCTAAACATTCGTAATTTTTACCACACCCCAAAAAACTTTTCACCTAAAAAATGGGGGCGGCGGGAAGGGAGGCGCGGCAAAAATTTTGGTTTAGGTCCATTCTTAAAACCGCACGCGCTTTCGTCCGACCCCCCGCAGGGGGGCGGGCGGAAGCGCGTCCCGACGTGCGTCAGCACGGCGGGCAAGACTCCGAGCCGCAGGCGAGGTCAGGCGCCGCAGGCGACTGTCCGTCCGAGCGAGCGTAGCGAGCGAAAAAAAATTTTATCGTTTGAATTGTTTAAGCCGATGAGCCGATGCACCGATGCACCGACAAGCCGACAAGCCGATGCACCGACAAGCCGACAAGCCGATGCACCGATACAGTGTCACATCCGATTTGTTTCGTAGCGTTGAGCGAGCGAAGCGAGCGAAAAAAATTTTTTTTGAAAAGGAATGTCGCGGTCAAGCTGTCAAGCCGAATCGGTGCTGCGGTGCTGCGGTTGATCGCCGCAACGGTCGGGAGCGAATCGGGCGCAAAATTGGGGTCGGGCGTTACACCGGCGCGGGGTTGCGGGCGATACGGGGGCACGCGCGTTTTAGATAGGCTTTCCAAATTTTTTCCGGATCAATTTATAGGTGTTTCGGGGAACAGCGACACGGGCGGGCGTGTGCGTCACGTCCAGCCATCGCCGGGATTGGGGAATGGTCGGGGCGCGTGAGTCACCGGCGCGCGTTTGGGGGTCGTGATCGGTAGGGGCTCGGCGGGTTTTGATCTGGCGCCGCGTTTTGCAAGCGCCGCTAAACGTTGCGACGTGCGGCCTTTTTCTCCGGCGGCGCTGACAGCTGCTCGGCGTTGGCGGTAAATTTGATCTGCTCGGATTAGTTGCGGTTCAAGTTCGCGAAATACGGCCATGATGTCGGCCTTGTGCGTGTTGAATGTTGGGCGGTGGGCTCGCATAATGCCGCAAAGGTCATCGCCTCCGGTGGGAATTGGTCTGCATTGCGTGGCGATAAAATGAAACACGAGTCTGCATAACATGCCGAATCCGGCGGCGGGCAACGCGATTGCAATAGGGTGATGCGCCAATAAGTCTATTGCAAACGGGGGCAGGCGCCGGGGTAAGGGTTTGTTTGCCATGCCGCGAAAATAAGTGACAACCTGTCCTCGTACAAGTCGAATCGGCTTGTTTTGTCTTACGTTTTGGTGTTTACTGTTTAAGCCGAATCCTCGGCAACGGGACAGGGAGTCGCCAAATGAACATTGAAACTCGTCAAATGATTGAAAAGGGAATTGCCAAGCGTGTTGTGCGCGCCGCGATTGCTGCCGGTTACACCGTGTCACTCTGGGATGGCGGCGATTGGACTGTGAAACGGTCGCGCAAGCTGTCTGAGGTTGTGGGCGCGATGTTTACGGTCGATGAGGAGCGTCTTGATATTCGCAACTCTGAGGGCGGACTGATTGGGAACGTGTGGTTCGTGTATGGGAACGACGATTTCTATGCCATCAATGATTTCACGGCAACGCAAACGATGGAAAAGCTTTTGTCGGACGCGACGACGTACGCGGAACACGCCGAATTCACCTATTGCTGATTTGCAAGGCGGCGCCGGGATGATCTGGCGCCGCTCATTAACCGGACAGGGAGTTACACTATGATTAAGCGAATTGGGTCGGATTTCATTGAATTGTGCGCACTAGCCTCGGTGCTGGGCGCCGTGTTCTGTCTCTTCGTCGTGCTGCAATAGGGGGCGGCCATGATTACAGAAAGCTTCGATCTGCCTGAGCATTGGGCGTGCGCGCTCTTTTACGGTGACGAGTCTGGAATGGATTCGGCGGATTGCGCTGCGTTGTGTGCGTTTACGCAATATATGCTCGATGAGTACGGCTCTTGCCGTTGCGTCGATATGGGCGAGTCCGCCGGGTTTGTTCGCTATCATGACGCGCGCCGGTTCGGCGTGCTGGCATGTGACGTGGCCGAATTTGTTTTTGACGTGACTCCAAGGGGGAAAGCATGAAAACGAGCAAGGTTGATCCGGTGTTTACAATGGGCGCGGATGCTATCGTGTCGAATCCGTTCTTGTGGTCGTCGACTAATTGGATGCTGTATGAAGCCGGGCGCCTGTGGCGCAATGGCGGGCGCTCTGATCCGGTCACGGCGCGCAAGTCTCGCGGCTACAGTGTGCGGGTCCAGACTCAAGCAAACGATTGGCTAATTTCGTTTGTGGGCGATGATCTAACGCCGGAACTGCGGCGCTTGTGACGCCTGCTAGTGGCGGTCCTACGGGGCCGCCATCGGCGGGCGCCAATGGTGGCGTTCGAAAACAGAGCTAGGTGCTACATCATGCAATATAACATCGAAATAAATGCTCGTTTGCTCAAGGCGGTTGCGCTGGCGGCGACTAACAGCGAATCGCGCTACTATCTGCGCGGCGTGTACGTCGAATTTTTTGCGGACCATATCACGCTAACAGCAACTGACGGTCATAAGCTGATCGCCGGGCGCCAAGCGCGAATCTTTACAAATCAGACTGAGCCCGGCGCGTCTGACGGCGCCGCCGGTCAACAGGGAATCATCATTCCGCTCGAAATGGTCGACAAAATGAAGCTGGGCCGCAAGGCGCCGGATTATGCGACTCTGTCGTTCGATGCCAAGGGCGACAATCTGCAAGCGCGGTTCCTGCAACTTAAGTTTGATGCAACGACTCAAAGCGGGTTCGAAGTCGAGGCGTCTTATCCTGCCGCGCGCAAGGTATGTCCGCAAACGATAACGGGCGAGTCCGCTGCGGTCGATCCGGAGATTATGATGGTTTTCTCCAAGGCGGCCAAGGCGGCCGGCGTGGAGTCAACACCGGTTATTCACCAGAACGGACTCAATCCTGCGCTGGTTTCTTGGCTGGCGGATGGCGTGTTGCCGGGTTGTCGCGCGTTCGGCGTGGCAATGCCGATGCGGGTAAAAGGCGAATATGCGGACCTGCCGGACGTTGCATGGTTCACGGGCGCTGCGGCCTATAAGGCAACGCCGGAGGCGCAATTTAAGGCGGAGACTGAACGGCTCAAGGCCAAGGCATAAGGGGGCGGCTATGTTGTCATATGTTGAAAGTGAAGGCGGGCGAATTTACCAGACCGAATCGCCGGGCGCGTGGGCCGGACCTTTTCTCAAAGGTAAGCTGCTGGTTCGCGCGGAAGGCGCGCGGCGCCATGCGGAGCAATGCGCGAATGATCTGCGCGCGGTGCTGGCGCCGGGCGATACGGTTTATTCTGTGCTGCGTCACGTCTCTGCGTCGGGCATGTCGCGACGGATAGATTTCTACGCCCTCAAATCTGGCGTACCAGTCTGGCTGTCCGGCTATATGGCCGGGCTTCTGAGCTATAAAATACACCGGCAAGGCGGTTTAGTCGTCACTGGGTGCGGTATGGACATGGGATTTCACGTTGTCTGCGGATTGTCGTTCAAGCTCTTCGGCGCCGAAACGGTGTTGCGGTCTGAGTGGATCTGATGCGGATCGTGCCCATTCTCCCGATCTATCGGACGGTGCGCCACCCTGCGCGCCGTCCAGCTTTCACCTTTAATCTGAAACAAGGAGTCGAAACGATGAAAATGCACGCAAGTATTACTGTCGATCGTATCATGGCCGCCTGTGAAGAAGACGACCATCTAGGCTTCTGCATTGCCTGCGGCGAAGAAGCCTACGGAGTCGAGCCAGACGCGCGCCGTTATGTCTGCGAGTGCTGCGACGAGAAAGCCGTTTACGGGGCGGAGGAACTGCTTCTGATGACGGCCTAATGAGGCGCCGCAAGGCGGGCTTCTTTAGCAAGCTGGTCGAGCATTTCGGATTTTGCCTGCTGGCGCTGGTTCAGCTTGCTACAGTCGCGGCGGCCCTCATATTTGCCGCGTCAATCAAGCACCACTAAAAGCGGCGCCCTACGGGGCGCCGGTCTCGTTTGCGCGCCGGAGCGCCGGAGCGCCGGAGCGCCGGAGCGCCGGAGCGCCGGAGCGCCGGAGCGCCGGAGCGCCGGAGCGCCGGAGCGGGCGCCA